TGTTGTTCTTCTCCAGATATCACGCAAATAGTGAAAGTCAGTATAACTTGCTTGTAGGGTACCTATAAATGTGGCAGCGCGGACGCGGTCCTCGAGATCTTGCTGGTCCTCCAGATTAGAAACATTAACTTCTGTTAGGTTGCAAAACTGATACGGTCTCAGGCCGATTTCGCAACACGGGTTTGTTCCCCAGTCCTTATCGTTGGAAAAATAAAACCCAGGCTCGCCGGCGCCGGAGGCTTTAACGCGCTCCCACAGATTCATGAAATATTGTTTATCAATTTTGTGCCTCAATAAAACCACTGAATTATTTGCGCGGCCGCGTTGAGGGTTTGACTCCCACCAGTTTCCAACTTTTGCTGATATCATCTCTTGATCGTCTGCAGAAAACAAAGAAATTAGCGCAGCTCTCCTGATCCCACCAGCCAGAACTGCATCTGCAATATGACAGATCATATCATGGACCTCAATTGTTCGCAACTTGTCTCCATTATCTTTTTGCGATAAGATGCCCTCAAGCTTAACAAGACACTCTCGAAGTGGCTGAGGGCCGGGGGCCTTGCCTCCGGAAGTAATTAAAGATGCTCCCTTGGGCCTAATATCAGAATAGTCAAACCTTAGTTGAGACCCGCCATGAAAATAGCTCCTGATCAGGGCCTTTACGGCATCTGCCCACCCCTCGATTGAGTCGTTAACAAGAAACCTTCTCGTTCTTTTCGGGTTTGGCTTCGTAATTTCAGGCAACTTTTCTACATGGTGGTGCTGGACACTGTAGCCGACACCAGTGCCGCCAAGCAACAAAAACATAGCTTCGCCAAATGAGCGCCAGTCGTCAATGGGCATGAACGCACAATTAAAAATTCTGTTTGGGGCGACTTCGATTGGCTTGCCGCCAAATTGCATCGAGCGCATGGATGGTAAAACCTTCTTATCATAAACAAACCTATAAGCTTTGTGTATCTGAATCTCTAATTCTGGAAACTTTTTCAGGTGCATGTTCATGTTTCTTGTTACCAGTTCGTCCCACGTTTCTCTTCTGTTTTTATCAGGCAGAAACCTTGCATATTTCATGTGTACAGTTATCTCTGATAAAATTTTGTTTGATATATCTTGCATATTAATTTACTCCTTCTCCTTCTTTTTAAATTGTGCATATTTTTGTCTAAGGTTTTCTAACTTTTCTTTTGAGGATTTTTCTACAATATCACCAACTGTTTCATTAGTACTTTCAAGGACCTTTATTTTAACATTACTTGTATCCATAAATATTGGGTATATT